TGGATACCACAGAGATTTTATGTATATTTACGGTATATTTAAACATTTAAAAATTAAGGTTATGAAAAATTTATTCAATATTTTACTACTGTTGTTAGTTGTTGTATTATCTAGTTCTTGTTATGATCCATGGGAACATTACGCATACCCATGTGCTGATGGACATTGTGATGCTGAATTTTGGATAGATACATTAGTTCAACCTAATCAATATATGGATGATAATGGTTTTCACCATATTGAATATAGAGGTCCTAAATATTTTACTGTTATGGCTAAATTAGATGAAATGCACCCTAATTATGTGAATAATGGTGTTCCTTTAGTTGGATGTGCTTGGGATTCGGATACTTGGATTGCTTTTGATACTATATCTTTTAGAGTTCCAGCATATAGTATTTTAGGATTGAAAAATGGACAAAATGTTCCAATATCTGTTGGAGATCTTACAATTACTATGACAGATTTAGCTGCTCTTCACCCACCCCTTAATATTGCTGGATATCAATTGAACAAAGCAACTTGTTATACTTGTCCCTCTTTTAATACTGGTACTTCAACTATGTATAGTTACAATTCAAAACAACAGTTCTATTTAAATAGAAGAATGGTTGGAGATACAGTTACAGTATGGGGGGCTGCATTTTTTAATATTGATGCTGGTCCTAAGGAAGAAATACAAGTAGAGTTTAAAATCATAGTAGATGATTACTATGGAATTGATTAATACTTTGAGTATATTGTAAAATATTTATAATCAAAAATAATATGATTGATAAAAATAAACTATTTAGTCTATTTGGTAGTAGTGATGATGATAACTTTGATGAGAAAAAAAGTATAAGAGAATTTGAAAAGTTGGTTGGAGAGGAGTTAGAACAACCTATGAACAAATTAGGTATGTTTGTTAAACTTATTATTAATCATCTTGTATTTCACCAAAAACTAAAAAAATTCTTAGATAAAGAAAGTTCAGGAGCTATTGATTTAGAAACTACTAAAGAAGCAGCATCATTTGCTGTATTTAATAGAGCTTGGTATTATGTCAAAGATTTAGATTTAAAAAATAAAAATCATTGTAAAGCAGTTATGGATTATAAAAGTGGTCCCCTAAAACAAACATTAGGGGAAGCTATTTTATATTTTGAGGAGGTAGAAGAATACGAAAAATGCGCATTTCTTCACACTATTCAGAAACTAAAAAAGAAATATTGAAAACTTATTACAAAAAACGTGCCTAAGCCAAAGAAGGGTAGTAACTTCGACCCTGTGTAGTTAGGTAGAGAGAGTAGGAATAATAAATGAATAAAGTTAAACAAACAAAGTTATGAAAAACAGAAATTATATAAACAAACAACTAGACAATTTAGAGGGAGTACTAGGAAATCTAAGAGGAATAGTTAGTAAGCAGGAACCACTAGAAACGTATCTAAAAGCATTAGAAAAAGCAGGCGAACTAGTAGAGGAAGTAAGGAGTCAAATAGAAAATGAACCATTATCATCTAGAGAAGGGTAAGTTATGAAGTTGACAGCAGAGCAAATCCAATCAAATTGGGAGGAATTCACAGGTAATATTGAGAAATATATTACAGGAGATAGAAAACAAGCATTATTGGATTTCTATAAAAAGTATGAGGAAAGAATAATCCTTATGCCTGCATCCCATCTAGATAAATACCATAGTGCATTTCCTGGTGGGTATGTTTATCACGTAAATCGTGTGGTATCTGCTTCGCTCACGTTATCCACTGTATGGGCTGAGGCCGGTTGTGATATGACGACATTCACCGAAGAAGAGTTAGTATTTAGCGCTATCAACCACGATTTAGGTAAAATGGGTGATGAGGAAAATGAATCATACATCCCTCAAACTGATAACTGGAGACGAGAAAAGCTGGGTGAGGATTATATGTTTAATAAAAAAGTATCATTTGCTTCCGTTCCCGATAGAGGATTATTTCTCCTCCAATCACATAACATCCAGTACTCGTTTAATGAGATGATTGCTATTCAGACACATGATGGGTTATATGATGAGGCAAATACAAAATATTTGAAAACATTCATGCCCGAACAAAAACCTCGTACATCTTTACCTTTTATACTCCACCAAGCAGATTTAATGTCAGCACGAATAGAGTTTGAAATGGAGTGGTTACCAAAACTCTCAGGTAAAAATGTGGAGCCCCAAAAGAAGTCACGTACCTTGGGTAATAACAAGAATACAAATATAAAATCTAAAGCATTAGGTACTATAGCCAGCCCAGGATTAAAAAATATGTTAGATAGCTTATGACAGTTGAATTTGAGATATTAGAAGTGCTAGTAGGGGTTTTATCCCCTATAGTTTTAATTTTAGGATTTGCAGTTATTAATCTTCTTCGTAAATTAGAAAAATTAGAAGATGGAATGATTGATTATGATAACTACATTATTGAACTCACTAAACAAATAGAATATTCCAGTGAACGATTAAATAAAATTGATGAAAAGGGAATGTTTGAGGGAGATGATGAGATTGGATGGTTTTTTAAGCATATCCAAGAAATCCAAAATAAACTAGAAAGATTTAAAGCAAATTAAATGATTAAAAAAAGAAAACCTAAAAGTAAAAATTATTTTACTCAAGAGACAGAGGACTCTATTGTATTATATAATGCATCTATAGATTCAGAGTTTAAATCTAAAATATATAAGGAAAAGATTCACTACGCATTCTTTAAACTTACAGAGAATATAATCCACACTTTTAAGTTTTACCATACTGAGGTAGAGGAGTTAGAGCATCTACAGCATGAAATAATAGTTTTCCTATTATCTAAAATCCATTTATTTGACCCCAGTAGAGGTGCTAAAGCATACTCTTATTTTGGTACCATTGTAAAAAGATGGTTAATATTATACACTACTAAAAACTACAATACTAAAATTAAAAAAGTAGATATTGATGTATTAGTACAAGATAACTCACCTCACTCATATGATATGGATGATATAGGTGGAGAAACTGTAGATGATTTAAGTAAATACATAGATATATTTGTTAATCATGTTACCGAAAATATTTATGAATTATTTCCTAAAAAGAATGATGCTCAAATAGCTGATGCAGTTTTAGAATTATTTAGAAAGAGAGATACAATAGATGTGTTTAATAAAAAGGCACTTTATATCTACATTCGTGAAATAGTTGACGTTAAAACTCCTAAAATCACAAAAGTGGCAGATAAATTACATGATATATTTAAAAGTAAATATTATTTTTATTTAGAAAACGGACATTGTAAATTTTAAACTCACACTTTTTCCATATTTATAACTAAAAAATAAATATTATGAGCGGTCTAAACAGTGTAGTATTTGGGAAAAAGAAATTTTCTGACATATTAAGTGAGATTTATAATAATCAAAAGAAAAAAGAAGATCAAATATCAGGTCTAATATCAGAACTTAAACCTCTAGTACAAGATATTGGAGACGCTACCCTCATAGTACCGCTTATTAAAGAATATTTAGAAATTGGCGTTAGAAACGATGAACAACTCATTAAAATGGCTACTATAGTACAGCGTGTGATTAATAATAGTAGCAACGAAGATTCAATGGGTATTACCGATTCTGAAAAAGAAGAACTATTAGCTGAACTTGATAAGTTAAATACTAATCTATCAACTAAGGACTAATAATGGATAAGGTTGGAATATCATATTTAAGTAGGAATTCTAATACTGTTGGTAATACTGAGGAGTTAGGTATTTTAAATGATAAGATGGTAACCGCTAGAGTAGTGGATATTTCTCTTAACAGTAACTCTCAGTTATTTAATCAAACAGGACAGTGGGGGGGAATAGGAACTATTCAATATCAATTAGTATCAACACCTACCTCACCAATAATTTCAAACCAATCATTATCTAGTAACTTAGCTAAACCATTATTTCCTCAATTCAAAAACTATCCATTAGTTAATGAGTTAGTAATATTATTTAGATTACCTACAACAGGTAATTCTCAAGCAACAGGAACATATAACTATTATTATTTAAACTCTATAGGTATCTGGAACCACCCAGAACAAAATGGTATTCCTGATGTTTATTCTACTAATACAACTGAATCACCTTCACAAAATAAAAGTAATGAATCTATTGAGTTAGGTAATATACAACAACCTAGTGGTACTCCATTTCAATTAGATTTAAATGGTAATAGCGGAGGAGATTTTATAGAAAAGGGAAATATTAGACCCATTCTTTCCTTTATTGGGGATCAAATTTTTGAAGGTAGATTTTCTAATAGTTTAAGATTAGGTAGTACCTCACCTTCCTTTGGATCAGTACAAAATAACTGGTCTACAACTGGTGAAATTGGTAGTCCTATTACAATATTAAGAAATGGACAACCTAAAGATTTAGGAGAACCAGGTTGGTTACCTGTAACTGAAAATATAAATACAGATTTATCTTCTATTTATTTAACATCTACCCAACAAATTCCAATTGATGTATCAGTAGCAAGTTCTGCAACTGGGGAAGGCACTTCAGTTCCCTTTTCAAATATAGTAAAAGAAACACCACAATCACCACAATCATATAATCAACAACAGATTATTTTAAATTCTGGTAGATTAATATTTAATACTAATGTTGATAGTATTTTAATGTCTTCCCAAAAATCAATAGCAATGGAATCTGTTGAAGGTTTAGGTATTAAATCATTAGAAGGTAATGTAAACTTATTATCCCCAAAAGGTATAGTATCTTTAGGTAGACAAAATGCTACAGAATCTTTAGTATTAGGAGATGCCTTTATAACTCAGTTTTCAAGTTTATTAGAAAATTTAGATATTTTATTAACCGCATTAAGTGGTGAACCTTTAATACCTGCTGCTGCTGCATCTTCTGTCTTAATTAAAAGTAGTATATCTAATATTAAGTCTCAAATACCTAATCTTACTTCTAAATCAGTTAAAACAGCATAAGTATGAATGAGGAATTACTATTAGGATTAGCTGTTGGTTTTATGAAGTCTCAAAGAGGTTCACAAGTTTTATCTAATCTTAAAGATAAATTAACAAATGATCCTCAAAATGAACCTATAATTACTACCTTTGTTACTAAAGGAAGAATATATGATCAACAAACTAATGAACCTTTACAAGGAGTTGATATAAAGTTTATAGAATTATTATATCCTATGAAATCTTTTAAAAATGATGAAGGTGAATTGGAATATAAATTAGATGAAGATAGCAATAAAGAAGTTAAAACCGATTCAAATGGAGAATTTGAGATAAGATTTGGAGTTCCTGTTTTACCTAGTTTACCTAATGTAGTTTTAGGTCAACCTAAATTAGCATATACCATAGATGGTTATGCTCCTCAACAACAAACTATTGTTACTGGTAATGGTGAGGTTTTATCTGAATTACCTCCTATTGGTTTAGTTAATATTGAGTTAGCAGCAGAGATAGCAGCAGCTGAGTTAAAAAATGAGGCAAATAAAGTTATACAAAAGGTATCTAGTCTTGTTTTAGATCCTATTGAAAGATCAATTGTTGTAGTTAAAAATTCTGTATTAACTGTTACAAGTTCAATTCAAAATAAACTTTTTCCATTAGCAATAGGATTATTAGTTATTTTTGGTATTACAAAATTAGCACAATCTGGTGAAGAAAAATGTCCTAGTAATGCCCTATTAAAATTAGCTATTCAAAGAAGAAATTCTATAGTAAAACAACTAAATAACATATATAAAGTAATTGCTGTTAATACCGCTTTAGTAGCTGTATTTTTAGCTGTTAGCGCTGCCTTTAAGTCAGGTAAATTAGCAATATTTTCCACTCCAGCTCCTACAGTTGTTTATCCTATAGTAGCAGCTTTAGAAGGTATAAAAGAGTTATTTGATAAGTTTGAAAAAGCTAATAAAGATTTAAGAAAAGCATTAATTATTGCGTTAGTATTTTTAATAGCATCTTTAATTATAATATTAAGATATCTAAAAAAGATAGATGAATTAATAGAAAGATGTGCTAGCGGAAGTGAAGGAAATGAAGGGCTAGAAATGACAGAAATTAATAATGAACTACTAGCTATTGGAAAAGAATCAGTAGAACAAGGTAACCCAGTGGTAACCAATGTAAATGGTTTTGAAATTTCCGTAGAAGTAGATCAACAAAGTAAAACAGGAGAACTATATAAAAGAAGAGCTATTGGAAAAAATAGCGCTGGGGTAACGATTTTAAAGGGAGAGGGATCATTTAGTGCTGAAGATCAAATATTAATTGATGAGTTATCATTTTATATTGTCCAAAATAACTTAAAAGCAGATTAAATCAATATTTATAACAAAACATATATTAAGATATGAAACTAAGTGAATTAAAGTCCGTTGTAAAAGAAGCAGTTAAAGAAGCTATTCAAGAAGAGATGAAAGACATCCTTATGGAAGCAGTAAGATCACCTCAACCCGTGATTTCTACAACTCCTGCTCCACAAAATGTACCTATGTCAGAAGATAATAGGTTAGCTATGAGAGAAAATATTCAAAATGTATTAGGTGGTATGATGCCTGATGCCAATGGTACTATATCTGCTACATCAGCAAATGTACCTATGCAAGTAACTAATACTAATACCGCATCTCCTGATGGTCAACTACCACAAGGAGAAGTATCAACAGATCAAATTATGAATTTAATGAAAGGTAAAGTATAATAAAATGGCATTTGGAGCGGTACAAAAATTTCCTAATGATACAAGACCAAGAGTTGGTATTGGAGTTAGTCTCCCTTTTAACTCTGGTGAAGTATTTACTCCTAATTATACTACTAAGGAAGCTATTAAGAATAACTTAATAAACTTTTTCCTTACTAACGTAGGAGAAAGACCAGGTAATCCTGAGTTTGGTGGGGGGTTAAGAGAATTTATATTTTCCCAAATAACAGAAAATAATTTAGATTTTTTAAAAGAAGATGTTGCTGATAAAATAGGTACACATTTTCCAAATGTTAATGTTCAAGAATTAAATGTATTATCTAATCCAGATAATAATTCAATTACAGTACAAGTATTCTACTCGGTTATAAACACTACAATTAATGATGATTTAGAATTAAACTTCGCATAATGGCAATCAGAAGAGACATAAACTATATAAATAAAGATTTTGCTGAGTATAGAAATACACTAATAAACTACTCACAAACATATTTTCCAACAACATATACAGATTTTACTGAAACATCTCCAGGTATGATGTTTATTGAACAAGCTGCTTATGTAGGTGATGTTTTATCTTTTTACTTAGACAATCAAGTCCAAGAAACATACCTTCAGTATGCTAGACAGGATGATAATTTATATGATTTAGCTTATATGTACGGGTACAAACCTAAAGCAACAGGTTTAGCTACTACTTTAGTGGATTTTTTCCAACAAGTACCTTCTAAACTATCAGGTAGTGCTTATGTGCCTGATTTTGATTATGCTTTATATGTAAACCAAAATACAGTTGTAAGTACAACAGCAGGAAGTCCTACATCGTTTACAACAGATGAACCTATTGATTTTTCAGTATCTAACTCTTTAGATCCTACAACAGTATCAGTAGCACAAGTTTCAGCCGGTAACCCTACTTATTACTTACTAAAGAAAACTAGAAGAGCATTTAGTGGTGTTATTAATAACACATCAGTAACATTTGGTGCACCTGAAGAGTTTGCTACAACAGAGATAAATGGAACTAATCTTGCAAATATTATTGATGTATTTGATTCAGATGGTAACCAATGGTATGAAGTAGATTATTTAGGTCAAGATGCAGTGTATACTGGATTAAAAAATGTTAATACTAATGACCCTAATACTTATACAGATGCAGATACACCTTATATTTTACAAACAAAAAGAGTACAAACTAGATTTGCTACAAGATTTTTAAATGCAAATACTTTACAGTTACAGTTTGGAGCAGGTTCACCAACAGAAACTACAGAAAATGTAATACCTAATCCTGATAATGTAGGCTTAGGTTTACCATTTGGACAAAGTAAGTTAACAACAGCTTATAGTCCTACTAACTTTATATTTACAAATACTTATGGTATTGCACCTAGTAATACTACTTTAACTATTAGGTATTATACTGGAGGTGGAGTTCAATCAAACATCCCATCTAATACATTAACTAATCCTACTACTAGTACTATTCAGTTTTTAAGAGGTGGATTAGATCCAACAACAGCTCAATATGTATTTGATTCTATAGCTACAAATAATTCAATAGCAGCCTCTGGTGGTCAAGATGGAGATACAATAGAGGAAATAAGACAAAATTCTATTTCTAACTTTCCAACACAACTTAGAAATGTAACATCTAATGATTATTTAATCAGAGCACTTAGTATGCCTCCTAAATATGGAGTTATTTCTAAAGCTTGGGCACAAAAACCTTTAGTAGAAGATATAAATGATGGTCCTAGCGCTACATTAGACATTTACCTATTATCATCAGATTTAAATGGTAAACTAACAACGGCGTCACAAGCGTTAAAAGAAAATGTAAAAACATACATTAATCAATATAGAATGATTAGTGATACTATTAGTATTAAAAATGCTTTTGTAATAAACTTTAATGTTAATTTTGAAATAATTACCTTTCCTGATTATAATGGTAATCAAGTAATAGAGGAATGTATTTTAGCATTAAAAGATTATTTTTCTATAGATAAATGGCAAATAAATCAACCTATTATTATAGCAAATCTTTTTGTATTATTAGACCAAGTAGAAGGAGTACAAACTGTTAAACAAGTAAATCTAAATAATGTAGCAGGTACTTCTCAAGGTTATTCAAAATATGCTTATGATATGAATGGAGCATTACAAAATGGAACAATATTTCCATCACTAGATCCAAGTATATTTGAACTAAAATACCCAGATAATGATATCAAAGGAAGGGTTGTTACATTATTTTAAATAGAATATTTTAAAACTATGGCAGTATATAAATTATTTCCAACACAGGATGCATCTATTTATAGTGCACAACCTGCTATGAATACAGGGTTGGATCCTATACTAGAGGTATCAAATTTTGTAACTAATAACAATCCTATATCTAATGTAGCTAGATCATTAGTTAAATTTGACCAATTACAAATAAATAATGTAATACAAAATGTAGCATCTGTAACTAGTTCTCTTGACTTTACAGCTAGTCTAAAGCTATTCATTGCTAAGGCAGATAATGTTATTTTAGAATCTGAAGTTAATGTTTATCCTATTTCCGGTTCTTGGAATAACGGATCAGGTCAATATTTAGATCAAAGACAAAACACAACAGGTGTAAGTTGGGTATTTAGTGATTATTCAGGATCAAATAAATGGCCTATAGAAGGATTTTATGAAGATCTTACTACTGGTTCTTATTCTGGAAGTAATAATGAAGGAGGATGTAACTGGTGGACAGGATCAGGTGGATATGATGGTATAGGAAGTTTAGAATCATCACAAATATTTAATCTTAGAAGTGATAAAGATTTAAATACAGAGGTAACTGATATTGTTAAAGTATGGTATTCTTCATCTAATGATCTTATTGGTAGTTTAACTCCTATAGCAAATGAAGGATTTATAATCAAATGGAAAGATTCAACAGAATTTGTAACTTCAAGTGCTGTAACTCCCCAACTAAGTTTTTATTCAGTAGATACAAATACTATATATCCTCCTGAGTTAGACATAAAATGGAGAGATTTTACCTATAGTACTAGTAGTGGTGATTTAAAACATGGAAGAATATTAACTGGATCTTATCCAATAAATGAACTAACCAGTTCTATATCTTGCTCATTTACACAATCTCTACCCAATGATCCTACTTACGCAGGTGTTGGTAGTGGAGCTACTTTTGGAGCTACTTTTAATAGTGCTTCTATGTTAGATGTATATGTAAAAGAAATAGGATTAGGATATGTAGCAGGTGAAACTTTAACTTGGTCAATAGAGCAACTAAATGCTTTGCCTAATATAGAAGGAGCTTTAACTCCTGCTGAAGTAACTTTATCAACATTTGATATTACACAATTGGAAACAGTTTCCACCCCAGATTTATTTGTTGCCTTAGATGATAATCAAGGTATATTTTATAGTGAAAGTATTAATCAGTTTAGATTAAACTGTAGACCACAGTTCCCTATAAGAGTTTATACAACTGAATCTATTTATACACAGAACCAAGCATTACCATCAGCATCATATTATGCTATAAAAGATTTGGAAACTAATGAGTTTGTTGTAGATTTCGACACACAAAATACACAAATAAGTTGTGATCCAACAGGTAGTTATTTTACTGTTTATATGAATGGTTTACAACCAGAAAGAAACTATCAAATATTAATACAAACAAATATAGATAATAATGTGATTGTAATGGATGAAAAATATTACTTTAAAGTAGTTAACGGGTAAATGGGAGATCAAAAAGTAGACCTTATTAAAAAAACATATTCTAAAACAGAATATTCTAAAGTAATAGACACTAAGTTTAGTCAACTGGGTGTAGTTTCTTTAAATGAACAGATTGAAAATACAGTTACAGTAAATCAGTTTTTTGAATCTTATAATAACTTATTTTATGATATACCTGCTTTAGGTGAAACTAACTCACATGAGTATTTAATAAAAACAAGTGGAGAATATATTAATTTTGATCAAGATAGTCAAGAAATAGAGGCTTTAAGAGCTGAAATAACTTCTTTAAGAAGAGATTTATTACAAGCTCAAGTAGAAAAAGCAGAAGCACTTACTGGAGAAAAGATTGATTTAGATGTAAATGCAATAGAAGATTCCTCTATAGCAGGAGACGATTTTGCTAAAATATCTCAAGAAGTTTCTTCACCAGCTGTAAACACAACTAATACATCAGTAGTATAATGACAGATAAAACACAAATAAACCAAGTTGATCCAACTACTTTTGAGTTTCAACAATATACTGAACAAGATAATGTTTTAATCTCTTCATCTAGGTTAGATACTGCTTTTTCATCATCTACTGATTATATAGAGTATTATGCATACGATGAAAATAAAAATCTAATATTTCCTTTACCCCCTACAAAAGCGGTTTCTGTAACTACTTTTAGTGTATTAGAGGGAGATACTATTTTGTACCCATCTAAGGATTTAGAGGAAATAGGATATGATTATGGTTCATATTTTTCAACTTATAATTTTTATAGAAGAAGATTAGCTTCTGATATTACTTTAAACTATTATATTAGTGAGATAAGTTCTGATAGAACAGAAGTAAGATTAAAAAGTAATACAATATCAGATGAGTTAATAGTATCGTCAAGTAATGATTTTATTCAATATAGAGAAGATGCTGATTATTTCGTAGATTTTCTTCTTAACTTTGGTAATGACCAACAAGTTATATCTAATAACTTAAGATTAGATACTGGAACTGAAGTTGAACCTTCATTATTAGTTAAACTATATGAACCCCTACCACCACAGTTTAGTTTAAAATCAACTTTATGGGTTGTGGAGGAAGTATCTGTTTCACAAGCATATAATGTAGAATTTCCTGAGGTTGAGTTTGTACCTAATGATTTTCAGTTTATTAAAGGACCTAACTATAGTATAGAGGTAACTCAAGAAACAGGAGAAAGTACTCAAACTTTTAACTATAATGAGTTAGTAAATACTGATTTAACTAGTTCATTTTCACAGTTAAATAACTTATTAAAAAGAAAAGAAATCAATATTAGTGTTGATTATAGTGATTATAATAACTTCATATATTTCTCTTCAGCTAATACAAGATTAGAAAACTTTTATTACAAAGCAGGATTAATAGAATCCTATAATAACTCTATAGAAGCCTTAGGTACAATAGGAGGTGGTACACCTTCATCCCTTGCTTATAGTGAAAGTAAAGCTACTTACATATCTAAGATTGATTATATTAAAAATAACTTTGATGGTTATGAATACTTTCTTTACTATAATAGTGGTTCATTATATTCTTACCCAAAATCTAATACAGAACCTCCTTATGTTTTATTTTCAACAGGAAGTACAGAAGTATTAACTTGGATTGGTAGTGCTGATCCTAACAATGTGGAATATGGTGGTCAAGCATTATCAGCATCTAACTATGATGAAAATAATACTAACTATTTATATAATACAATACCAGAATATTTAAGAGACGATTCAGCAAACAGAAACTATGAGTTATTTGTTGATATGGTTGCTCAACAATATGATAATGTTTGGTTATATACTAAAGATTTAACTAATAGATTTAACGCTGATAACAGGTTAGATTATGGTATTTCAAAAGATTTAGTAGCAGATGCTATTAGAAACTTTGGTATAAAACTATATTCAAATAACTTTAATGCTGATGATTTATTTACAGCTTTCTTAGGATTAACACCTTCTGGTAGTGCATTTCCTTTCCCGGACATGACTACCAGTTATCCCGCAGCTTCTGGGTTAGAACTGGTAGATAATGAAATATCTGCCTCAAATGACATAGTTCCGTTAGACGATGTAAACAAGCGATTATATAAACGGATTTACCATAATTTACCTTATTTATTAAAAACTAAAGGTACAATAGCTGGTTTAAGAGCTTTAATAACCTCATATGGTATCCCAGATACAATATTAAGAATAAATGAATATGGTGGTCAAGATAGACAAAGCAACCAAGATTGGGATTATGCACAAGATGAATTTAACTATGCTTATCATTTAGATGGTACAAGTTATGTTTCATCATCTTTTATACTTAAAGATCCAGGTAATTTACCTCCCTTTAACTATCCTCATTCACTACAGTTTAGATTTAAATCTGCAGGTATTCCTGCATCACCTACTTATTATAATCTTTGGGCGGGAGATGAAAATGTATCAGTAATAACTTTAGATTATCAAGGTACTGGTATGGCAACAGATTCATATTCAGGATCAGTTCCTGCTTTAAATAAAGATTATGGAACATTAACATTTTGGCCTATGGGTTCAACTGATGTTAATACTACAGCTAGTGTATTTTTACCTTTCTTTGATGAAGGATGGTGGTCTATACAAGTTAATGTTGATGAAAATGGTGACTCACCTAATGTCATTTTAAGTGCAGCTAATGAAATAAATGGAGAAGTAGGATTTTATGAAACTTCTTCTTTAACAACTAATACCCAATATTGGTCTTCAGCAGATACATCATCATTCCCACATCCTACTAGTGTGGGTTTAAATGGGATAGCTTATACACCTGTAACAGGTTCTTTACAAGAAATAAGATATTGGAGAAATCATATAAGTGAAAGTGTATTCTTTGATTATGTATTAAGTCCATTTTCTGTCCAAGGCAATACAATAAACTCAACTCCTGAGGAGTTAGCATTTAGAGCTAGTTTAGGTTCTTTATTAGATACAGGTAGTAATGTTTCTATACACCCCAAAACAACTGGTAGTTGGGAACCAACAGCATCATTTCTTGGTTTTGCTGGAGGATCTTTAGTTGATATAAATACTTTTTATACTAGTAGTAATAACTGGATTGAAAATAAAGAAGTAGTATACTTTAACCAACAACCAGGAGGAATAAAGAATAAGATTACAGATAAAATACAAATAACAAATGAAGTAGTTCCTGAGGGAGATACTTTATCTGCTTTTAGATCTATCCAACAAAATGTATTTATAAGTAGTAGTGAACATAGTATAGACTATTTAGAAGTAGCTTTTTCACCTACTGATCAAGTAAATGATGATATTATAGCTCAAATAGGTGCATTTAATATAGGAGATTATATAGGAGATCCTAGACAAGTATCAGAATCTAGCTATACTTACCCTGATTTAGATGCTTTAAGAGATGAATACTTTAAAAAATATATATCAAGTTATGATATAAATGATTTTATTAGGTTAATAAAGTTCTTTGATAACTCATTATTTAAAATGATTAAGGATTTTACACCTGCTAATACAACTTTAACATCAGGTGTAGTAATAAAACAAAATCTTTTAGAAAGAAATAGATTAGCACCTCCATCAGTTGATATAGCTACAACTATGTCAACTTATTATACAGGTTCTCCTTCTGATCCTTATTCAACAATAGTACCTCAAGTACAAAAAGATTTATCATTATCAGGAACAGTAAGATCTTTACCAAGAGATTTTCAACTGCCAAACTCATCAAGTTCATATCCTCAATATTCTACAATAAGTGGTTCTTCTATTTATTTGTATGAAGGAGGAACAGGAGGAGTATTTGATGAGTTTAATAACATAAATAATGCTCCTGTAAGTTACTCAGGTGCACCTTATAGTGGACAAACAGCAGTACAAGTATCTGCATCTAGATTTGCATCAATATACCCAGGGGTAGTACAAGAATTTTCAGAATCAGTTCAAACTCTTTTAGGTACACAGCTACCAAATCAACTATCTTTAACAACAGGATCAGGACAAGGACCTTATACAATACCTAGAATAGATCAAAGAGAGTTTTATAACGGTGAATTTCAACAAAGTGATTTTGCTGTTGGAATGAAGGATATTTGTAGTGCATTTTTCGGTCAAAACAACTATATAAATTATGAGTATTATATACAATACTTTAATAATCTAACTTTTACTGAAGGGAACTTTTTATTGTCAACTGAAATTCCACAAGCAGGAAATGCCTGGTTTTGGGCTGATACAGTAGCACCTATAAAAATAGCTTCTCAAGTTGGTTTAGGATATAGTCTTACCCCAATAGGTGGTGTAAGTTATTCTACAACTGGAACAGCTAATGGTAATTATGATATTACAGATTTTACCTATTCTGGTATAGGTAGTGGAGGTACTATTAGATTGGTAGTAGCAAGTAATAATATTACTTCTGCTTATTTTATATCTGGTGGTAATCCTCAATATGGTATGGGAGGTATATTCTCTTTTAGTGAAGCAGTATTAAATGCAGCAGGAATAACTACTACCTCTGGTCTTGGTGTATCTGCTAGACCTAATTCTAATACTTTAACTAGACAACCTACTAACAAAGTTAAGTATATAAAAATATCTGATACAGACATTAGTGGAAATGCTATAATGCCTTATATAAAGGATAGTAGCTATATTACTTTTAATCTTACTCAAGCATTTGATTTTGAATTTGCTATTATTAGTGGCCCTCAAACATGGTACATCTCTAGCATTTCAGCACAAGATGATAATAATCCTGCGACTACAAATGCTCAACTATTAGAAATTTTTCAACCACCATCTTCTGATGTAGTAGGTTCTAATGATGCTAATTTTTACGATTTAACATTTTCAGCAAGTGGACAATTAAATTGGTTAGCAACTGCATCTGGGATGGACCCAAATGTAACACCTTCAATTAATTTAACTCAATCAGTTCCACAAGGATATTTTCCTCCAGTTCCCACTTTTCCAACTGAATCTTTTCTTAGAGGATGGGATGATGCTACATTTTTTATAGATGATAATGAAGGTAATGTTTATTACACTTCATCTGGTGATGGATTTAATACTGATGAAACTGGAAACTTTAATATAGGAAAAAAAGAAATAGATACTGATGTAACTAATATTACATCATATACTCCAAGTACATATCCTTGGTTTATGAATGCTATAGAATCTACTACCCAAGTTTTAGTTAATTCATCAGAAGTAGGAAATGCAGGTCAAACTGATTTACAGTTATACACAGGTTCAATAACAGCTTCAAGTGTTCCTATAGGTCCTGTTTGGGAAGTTTATAGTCCACCTGCAGCAATACCTGCTACTGGTTTAACCTTTAGTGACATTATTCAATATAATTTATTTACTAATACTAATCAAGGTGGAAATGCAGCTGATACAGTTATTAGATTAGCAGCTGATAGTATTTCATGGACTAAAGGTTTAGTAATAGAACCTTTTGGGTGGGATACTACAACACCTGTTTTTGAATTTCAACTACAAGGAGAAACTGATTGGAATACTAGAGCTTATATAGCATCTGGTACTTCTATTGTTGCAGGACCTAGAAATGTACCTAGTAATTATTATGAAATAAAAGTAAGATTAACAGGAAATAGAGCTCCTTTTACAAATTTTACTTGGAATATAAGTACAGCTAATTATGCAAATAATACTCCTCCATTTGGTAGATTCCAAGCACAATCAGTAGGTGCTAATCAATTTACTGGTGACCCAGGATTCCTTAGAGATGTTAATTCTTCATCCCAAAATAAAATGTTTTGTATTAGTGATGGAACTAATTTTTACCCAATATTTTTTAATGGTAATCTTTCTAATCCTACTAGTGGAACAATAACAAATGTATTAGAGGGTGCTCTTTATGAAACTCCAATTACGGCAACATCACGTAATCAAATGGCACAAACTTCTGGAATAGGTAGCACACAAGCTAGGACTTTCACATGGTATTCAGTAGATTTTAGTGGTCTTACACCAAATGATATATTTGCAGAAACACCTACAGAACCAGTATCATGTATATTATATTTATATAATATTTAAAAAAAAAATATTTATGTTATTTATTACAATAGAGTATGGCAGATGAAATAAAATATTACTTTAAAGAAACAACAAATCAAGTATTTGTTTCTGGTTCATCCACAACAAGTGGTATGAATACATTACTTACCTCCCCTAAGAATAATCCTATAGTTAATGGTAACACTACAGCTAAGATTTCTTCTTTAGGAGCTAATCTTACATACCTTGTTCAAAATGGAGTAGATGATACTACAGAAATAACCATAGCAGATAATCAAGAACTATGGGTATATAGAGGATGGCAACCCGCAAATACTGAGGATGCTAATGCTTATAGATATAATCCACACCTTCACAGACCATATAAAGCATATATGTTAACTGAAACAGGATCTGGAACTTCTGCATCTCCATTTTTACCAACTGGTTTTCCTTTATATTCTAATGTTCCATTTAATACTGGAAATATTTTTGATATAGTAGATAAGTATGATGAAAGAGTATTAGGTTCAAATGGTAATATTAGTACTCAAGAAAGAGTAAATAGTATAGTAGCTTTTAGTGGAAGTTTTACTGTAGAAAATGAAAATAGAGGAGTACAACCTTATGTGTTTACAAGATACGGTTCACTTCCAACACCTCCAGGATCTGGAGCTACTATTGAAGTTAAAGATTCTACTCAAGCTGTAGTAGCAACTTTAGTTCAATCTCAAACAGCAACTGGTTTTCCAACTGTTCCTGTATCAAGTGGTAACTTAACTAATGGAGAATATACTTTTACAAGTAGTATTTTCAACGTACCAACTCCTTCAGCTATAGGAGCTTCTCAGTTTGGTTTATACTGTGAATATGACGATTTTGTAGAATATGAAGCTAGTAACTTAAGTACTACTACAGTTAGAGTAACATATACCTCTTCAGATGAGTTTTTAACACCAGTATATTTTGATTTACCAAAAGATAAAAAAGTTACATATACAGCACTAGTTGGAACTCCCAGTTTTACACCTGTAGCTAACTTTACTAATACCATTACTAACCCATCTGCTACCTCTACTGGTACAGTACAAAATATATTTTCAACTAGAGTAAATGATGTTTATATATCATATTCATCTTCACTATCTGAATCTATTGATGGATTATATATTTTTAATCAAATACCACAATCTGATGTTCAAGTAACAGTTTCTATGTTTTTAACATCATGGACAGGAGTAGAATCAGGATTTCAATATGGAGATACTAATACAACTTATTCTATTTCTCCTAATGAACCCCATTATGGTTTTGATACTGATGGAGGAGAACCTACTTTTCAAACAGCTTCTATTTTAATATACACTGGTAGTTATCCTTCTGCTGTACCAACTACATTAGATGATGCTTATGTTACATCTGCCTTCTCATCTTCTTTAATACATGAAGGGTTAGCAGTTACAATGAGTACTTTAATACCTAAAGATTCATTATCTTTAAAAGATTGTTTATCAGTTGCTTTATCAGTATCATCTGGTTCAGCAAACTCTGCTTCAGTAGAACAAGCACTAGTAGTACAAACATATGAGTTAGAGTTTAATACTCCATCAGCTGAAGAAACTGGAGATGGTAAAGTACCCGTATTCATAGAAAATGCATTTGGTGATACTGATGGGTTTGCTAATGCCGTTGATTGTCAACCTCTATATAATCTTATAGTTACAGATGATACTTTAAGAAGAAATCCTCTTATACAAGAAATTGAATACAATATACCGGAAAGTTTTTTATTAGAAGTAGGTCAAAATTTATCATTATCTCAAGCTCCATTTACACCATTAGATTCATTTTCATTTAATGCTTATGAATATAATAGTACAGTTGTAAATCCTTATGATACAGGGATATTTAGATTTGTTTCTAGTCCCCAAGTGAATTCTCCTGTAGTTGAAATAAATAATAGATATTATCCCGAAGGAGATTCAGCCAATGCTTCAGTTATGATTACTAATAACTTTGACATATGGGAAAATTCCACTAATAGAATAATAAAATTTCCTTCTATAGGTGGTAATTTACAATTTAATGTTTCTGGTAATCCTACTTATACACCTTTTGGATCATTCCCTTCAGTAGGAAAATATAGTATAACTATAACAGATGGAACTACAACAGGTGCAAATTCACCATTTAGTGATGGTGATAAATCAACAATGGAACTTCTTTCTGGTGAGGTTATGACAGATGGGGCTAATATTATTGTTAGTCAAGTTCCTTTACCTAATGGTACATTACAAATTACAACTACAGGTACAGGAACAGGTTTAGAATTAGATATTACTTCTATAGATTTGGGAACTGGTCTTAGTATTACAGTTAGCAGTCCAGGTAGAGGACATAAAAAGGGAGATTTACTTACTATACCACAATCAGTATTAACCCCTGTTTTTGGAAGTGCTATTGTTAGAGACTTACAAATAACTTTAAGTTTTACTTATGGTTTATACAATCCCTCTAACTTTAAAGCAATAAAAAATAATACAGCTATTAAATCTACAGTACCAGAATCTTTTTATACTCAAACCTCATCTATTATTCCTAGATATAATGGAGCTAAATCATCTGCTAATGATGTAAATACTATAAATGGTTTAGAAGGTGGATTTGGAAAAGTACCTGTTATTGACTATAAAACAGCGTATCTTGCTTATTGTGATCAAATTGTAGATTTATACCCTGTTATTAATAATAAAACTTTATTTAATATAAAGTATTTAATTAATGAAGGTGGAGATGCTAAACAACCTAATCTTTCTCCTTATACAGCTTTTGATATACAAGGAAGTTGGCAAGCAAATGGAGTTGCTAGAATAGGTGTAAACCAATCTTCTGGTTCAACTCAGTATGATATTTTAAATAATATACAATCTGTATATGAGGTAACAAAATTACCTACTCCATATTTATATTCTCAAACAGGTGCAACATCATTTTCAACATGGATTCCATTAGGGTCAGATACATACAATGTAGAATCTAATGATGATGAATTTGTAAATTATAGTATGAATATAGAGGGTGCTCCTTATAGTTCAAATAATAATCTATCTATAACTTTACCTAATTTGGTAAGTGGTTCTACAAATCTTATACCAACTGATTATACAGTTACTTATGATGCTAGATATGGTTTCTCAGGTAGTACACCTATCTTACCTACATTACCTACAGTATATGCTTCATCTTCTATTGTAACAGAATCTGTAGCTTATGCTGTACCTGGAGAAGTATTTTTTAACCAAGATCAATTTGCTAAAGATAATGATGACCCACAATATCCAACAAGAAGTAGTCTTCAACCTCAGGGTAATCAGTTATCTGATAATTATACTATTAACTTGGAAGCTCAATTTCCATCTACACCTCCATCTTTTATTCGAACAAATAATTTTGGTAAAGATACTAAATTAGCTGGTAATAATTCAGGGGGTTCAGTAGGTAGTATAGTAATAAAATTAAAATATTCTAATGTTCAAAATAATACACAACCTTATGTAGATAGTGAATGGGCTGATGAAACTCTTTTTAGAAGTGATTTAGAAGCTACATTTTCTGTAAACTATGGTCCAAATACTAATAAAACTTTAAATCTATTTGATATAAATGGTAGTAATGGAATAAAAAGTGTTCAATTTTTAACTGGTGCAAATGCAGGTATACAAATTAATGTATTACCTTATGATTTAAATGCGGCATTACAACAATTAGGAGATTTTGGAATTTCTTCTAAACAGGGTGGGACTAAAAGTACTCTTAATCCTACTAGTGCTATATATGCTACATTTATAATAAAAATAAAATCTTCACCTAATAGACCTATAAGAGCTAACAGAAGATATAGATGGGAAGTTACCCAAAACTATACTCCAGTTGGAGCAGATCAAGCAGCATATTCAGCAGTAAATTATTGGAATCCCACTAATGCACCTTATGCTTATACTGGTGGGGGTACAAGTGTATTGATTAATCCACCAATTAATGGACCTTTTGTTCAAATGTTTATTCAAGGTACTAAAACACCTTCAGTACCTTTAGATTATGATCCATTTACAGATCCAAAGAACTTTATAGCACCATTTTGGGAATTTAAATATTCAAATCAAGAAAATGAACCTAATATAAATTTAACTACTCTTACATTAGTATCTTCTATAGGAAATTCTTCATATGGTAGTGGTGATATTATGGGAGAATTAAATTACACAGCCTCAGCAAATGAAAGATTTCCTGGAGGATTAGAACCAGCTGATTCTGCTTTTCCATTTACAGGTATACCTTGGTCTGTTATAAGACCAGGGGAAATATTTAATGAGGGGGGTAGTGATTATGATGAAATAAGATTTGAAAATAATGAATCATTTTCTTATAAAATTTTAAATTACCTAACACCAGAAGAAAATAGTGGACAATTACAAATAACATTGGATGGTGTAGTACAACGTTCTGTTAATATAGATTTCTTTTTATTAAGAAGATACGTTTATTCCCCTAATACAATTTTAATAAATAGAGAATTTCCATATGGTTCTTTACCTGTTACTAAAGAGTTTATACCTTCTACCAACGTTGATTTAGTAAATGAAGCAAATGAACCAGGTTCAACAGCTACTGGTTCATTTTCTACATCATCACAATCAGGAAGTATAGTAACTATATATAAACCTTTAACTAAAGCAGATAACACACCTTCAGGTATAATATTTCCTGAGTTCCCAACAGAACTAATTGATTTAAATCCTGATGAAGTAATAATTGATTTAAGAGATAAGAAACTAATAGAGTAACATATTTATAACATATAACCACACTTATATAAAAAACAAAAATGGGATATTTAAATAACAGCGTCATTACAGTAGATGCTATCTTAACTACAAAAGGAAGACAAGCATTAGCAGCTAATGATGGTTCCTTTAGAATAACACAATTTGCTTTAGCAGATGATGAAATTGATTATATGCTTTATAATCCTTCACATCCTTCAGGTTCTGCATTTTATGGTCAAGCCATAGATGGTATGCCTTTATTAGAAGCATTTCCTGAGGAATCTCAAATAATGAAATTTAAGTTAGCTACTTTACCTAGAGGTACAGCAAAGTTACCTGTATTAAATGTAGGATACACTTCAATAACACTACAACAAGGAGCTACAATAGCTATTACTCCTCAAACTTTAAATTACTTAGGTAATGATCAAGTTTTTGAAACAGCTGGATATAGTGCAACTATAGCAGATGTAAGATTGATGAGTACATTTACAGCAACTGGTATTAATACTGATGCTGCTGCAGCCGCTAATGCAACTGCAACAACTACTATAGGAACTAATGTTTCCTCTACAGTAACAGGAACTCAAATATCTCTTAGAGCAACTACAGTTAATACACTATTTGGTTCTAATGCCACTTTAGTAAGTACATTAACTATAGTAGGATTGGATAGTGGAGCTAGAATAACTGTTCCTATAACAGTAACCAAATCAACAACATAAAATAAATAATAATGGGATTTAAAAGATTAGAAGCAGATGATTTTGTAGTAAGTGCACAAGCACAAACTGCTACCTGTTGGAGCAATAATGTTCCAGCATTAACTACCTTCTTTACACAATCAAGTCAAACTAATGGATCTTCAGGTACTTACTATACAACTGTATTTAATAATTCTGGAGATGATGCCGCCGCACCTGCTGTGGCACAATTTGAGGTAGCATATGGTAATGAAACAGGAGGAGGAGCTTTAGCTTATAATGAAACTGCTAATCCTGGTGTTTCTCCAACTTCAACAATATATGGTCAATATAGAACATTAGTTTTAGAAGATGAAAATGCTGGGTTTGTATTTGGTGGTGTTTCTGGTAGTTCCATTTATGTTTTAAGTATTGAAAGAGCAGCTTATAAACAAGCATTATTTCCTGGTTCACTAAATATAAATTTAAGTGGTTCAGTTGGAACTGGAAATTCTATATCTTTAACAGATAATTCTCAAATGGTTACTGTACCTGATTATTATGGTACTACAAGAGCATATCAGATAATAAGTGGATCAGATGGTTTAGCTTGGAATAGTGCTGGAGGAGGAAATGGTTATACTACCTCTAATGGTTCTTATGGTTTATTTCTTCCAGATATTGGTACTATAATATTAAATGGTGATGCATTAGATTTAAATGATGTTCAAGGAATAAACTTAGGAACAGTTCAAACAAGTAATACAGAAGGAGAAAATAACGAAAAAATATACCAAGCAATTTCAGGATCAGGTATCATAAGTCCTAGTTTTGGTCTTAATTCTGAGGAAACAATAACTTCTGATTTTGTGTTTGTAAGAGCAAGAAACAGTGAGTTTAACTACTCAACTAATCCTTCATATATTTCTGGATCAACTGGAGAGGTAGCATATAACTACTTCATTAACAATCCTCAAACTTATATGACAACAGTAGGTTTATATAATGATGAAAATGACTTATTAGCAGTAGCAAAGTTATCAAAACCATTAAACAAAGATTTTACTAAAGAAGCACTTATAAGAGTTAAATTAGATTTTTAAATAAATGGCAGCCTATAAGCAGTTTAATTCACAGGATATTATAATATCCCCATTGGAACTGACAAAAGGGTTTAGTTTTGTGGGTAGTAGTTCTTTAACTGCCTCAAATGTCAATATAAGTAGATATTTAGGTAATCAAGATAATACAACAGAATCAACAGGATATAATAACTTTGTATCCCAATCTGCTATATATTATTCAATACAGCAACTGTATTATTCTAATTATATTTCCGGTAGTGACGGTGAGGTACAGCAAGCAAACACACAATCCATAAACCCCGACGGTACAACAACTGGATTGGTTGCTTCTAACGGATACTACAACTACCCACAAACAGATTTAAATCCTAAAAAATATTGGCCTACTGGTTCTAATGAATCTATAGGTGTAATGTCTGTTCCTAAAGCAATGTTTGGTGATTATATATTACCTAACTCTATTTTAATAGAAACAGATAGTGGTAGTTATTTCGATGATGGTGAAGGTAGATTAAAAATGAATACCCCCCTACAATCACCCTCCAGCTCAATTTTTGTTGGAAATATAACATATGATCATGGAATAATAGTTTTTACTGGGGGAACAAGATTAGAAAATACCGGATCAACAGGAACGGGAGTTATAACAAACAGTGATATAGAAAACTTTGTAACTAGTTCTAATATTACTATGTCTTTCTCAAGTTCCTTTACTATTTATGAGTCGCAATATAAATGTACTATTGGAGAGAGTGAGTTTGGGTACACTTTAAACCCTACAGTAATATCAGGTTCAAGTAATGATGGAACAGTTTTTAACTATGTAACTTCTTCATTCTTTTCTCCTTATGTTACAACAGTTGGTATGTATAACAATAACTATGAGTTGATGGCAGTTGGAAAACTAGCACAACCCTTACCAACATCAAGGACTACAGATACAACTATATTAGTGAATATTGATAAACAGTAAATAATACTAAACAATGGCAAAACAATTTATATATAATGGTATTCTAACAGGAGAAACTATTGAAGCCTCACAGGTATCTCAATCAGTAGATGCCTTTACAGGTGCCGACGCTTATGATATTACTGTATCAGGTTCATTAGAGTTAACAGGTTCTCTTAAAGTTACTGGTTCAGTAGCTCTTAAATCTGTATACGAAAATACTACAGCTAATCCTTATAATGCGGTATTAATAGATACAGATGGTACTCTATATTCAGGTGGGGCTAATCAAGGACCACAAGGAACACAAGGAACAACAGGTGCTAAAGGTGATACTGGACTACAAGGAGTTCAAGGTACAAAAGGAGAAAAAGGAGAAATAGGAGCTCAAGGTACAATAGGTCAAACAGGTGTAGGTCTTCAAGGTACTCAAGGAACACAAGGAACACAAGGAACACAAGGTGAAACTGGTACACAAGGTGAAATTGGTACAACAGGTACACAAGGTACACAGGGTACCCAAGGATTAACAGGTGTAGGTACCCAAGGTGCTCAAGGAATTCAAGGTACTCAAGGAGTTCAAGGAGAAAAAGGTCAAAAAGGTGAAATAGGTACTCAAGGTGAAGAAGGTACTCAAGGTGAAATAGGTACTACAGGTACACAAGGTGAAGAAGGTGTTCAAGGTACAATAGGCACAAAAGGAGCACAAGGTACTACAGGTACACAAGGAGAAACAGGTACTCAAGGACTAACAGGTACTCAAGGAGAAGAAGGTACACAAGGAGAAACAGGAGTACAAGGTACATTTGGTACTCAAGGAGAAACAGGTATTCAAGGAGTTCAAGGCATTCAAGGAGTTCAAGGAACTCAAGGAATTCAAGGAACTCAAGGTGAAGAAGGCCTTCAAGGTGTTCAAGGCACTCAAGGAGTTCAAGGAACAAAAGGAGAAAAAGGAGCACAAGGTACTCAAGGTGAAATAGGTACTACAGGTATTCAAGGTACACAGGGTACCCAAGGAACACAGGGAACACAAGGAGAAACAGGTACTCAAGGAGAAACAGGTACTCAAGGAGAAACAGGTACTCAAGGTGAAGAAGGTCTTCAAGGTATCCAAGGAACACAAGGTACTCAAGGAGTACAAGGAACACAAGGAACACAAGGAACTCAAGGGGTTCAAGGAGTACAAGGAACTCAAGGAGTTCAAGGAGAAAAAGGAGAAAAAGGAGCACAAGGCATACAAGGAACTCAAGGAGTTCAAGGAGAAAAAGGAGAAAAAGGAGAAAAAGGGGCACAAGGTGCAATAGGCACAAAAGGAGCACAAGGTACTACAGGTACACAAGGAGAAACAGGTACTCAAGGTGAAGAAGGTCTTCAAGGTATCCAAGGAACACAGGGTGAAATAGGTACAACAGGTGATAAAGGATCCAAAGGTCAAAAGGGAGAGATTGGAGTACAAGGAACTCAAGGAGAAATTGGTGTACAAGGAGTACAAGGCACTCAAGGAACTCAAGGGGAAATTGGTGTACAAGGGATACAAGGAACTCAAGGTACTCAAGGAACACAAGGAGTACAAGGAACTCAAGGTACCCAAGGTGTTCAAGGTTCAGATGGATCATTTGGTGGAGCAACTTTTGATTATACTTTTGATACATCAACTACCTCAGCTGATCCAGGAACAGGAAAAACAAGACTTAATAACTCTTTACAAGCATCCTCTGATGAGATGTATATTGATGCTACCGATGTTAACGGTACTAGTATTAACTCATTTTTAACATCTATAGATTCAGTTACCTCAGCAGTAAAAGGATTTGTAAGAATATCTAATAAGTTTGATCCAAATGATTTCTTATTATTTAGTATAACTGATTTAACTGATAATACAGGTTGGTGGACAATAGATATTGCTGTTAGTGCCCAATCAGCAACATCTCCATTTATTAACAGTGAAGATATTATAGTTTCTTTTGTAACATCAGGTAATAGAGGAGATAAAGGCGCCCAAGGGACACAAGGAACACAAGGAACACAAGGAGAAATTGGAGTACAAGGGATACAAGGAACACAAGGAACTCAAGGGGTTCAAGGAGTACAAGGAACTCAAGGTGTTCAAGGGGTTCAAGGGACACAAGGTGCTCAAGGTGTTCAAGGTATTCAAGGAACTCAAGGTGAAACTGGTACAACAGGTACACAAGGTGAAACTGGTGTTCAAGGAACTCAAGGTACACAAGGTACTGATGGTTTAAAAGGTGAAACTGGTGAACTAGGGTATAATGAGTGTTTAGATCAAACAGTTGCTGCTCTTACTTGGTCATTTAATCATGGATTAAATAACAGATACCCAACAGTAATGGTATTTAATACCTCTGGACAAGTAATAATACCAGAAGAGATTAATACTGTAGATGCAAATAACTTAGATGTAGTATTTAGTTTTGCTACAGCAGGTAGAGTTTGTGCCTCAATAGGTGGAATAACAACTACAGCATCATACGCAGATAGTTTTACAATAGAAAACACTAATCTAACTACTCAAGTTAACTGTGATGTAGATACTGGAACTGAAACTGTAGCAACAGTAAGTACTACAAATTATTCTGCAGCATTCTTTGATTATGTTGTTTCAGATAGTACAAATCTTAGAGCAGGTACTGTAAAATCCGTTTGGGATGGTACTAGTATCAATTCATCAGAAGATAGTACAGCAAATATTGGAACTACTTCAGGGTTAACATTAAGTACAGATATAAACTCAGGAAACGCAAGATTAAGAGCTACAGCTACATCCGATAACTGGAAAGTTAAAACTTATGTTAGAGCATTAAACTTAACTAGCTGTGATCCTGATCCATATGTTTTTGCAGATAGAACAGAATTAAATACAGGAATTAGCTTATGGATTTCAGATCAAGCCTCTGCAATAACAACCTACGGTCAAATAAATACTTGGAATGTAACTGCAGTTACTGATATGAGCAGTTTATTTCAAAATAAAACTACTTTTAATAGTAATATTTCAAATTGGGATGTTAGTGGTGTTACAAATATGGCTCAGATGTTTAGAAATGCTACTGCTTTCAACCAAGACATTAACAGTTGGAATGTAAGTATTGTTACTAATATGCAAAATATGTTTTATGATGCTCCTAATTTTAACCAAGATTTAAACTCTTGGGATGTGAGTAGTGTTCTTACTATGCAAGGGATGTTCCGTGCAGCTGCTAGTGCTAATAGTTTTAATGGAAATATAACTAGTTGGACTCCGAGTAGTTGTACCAATATGAGGGATATGTTTGCAGGAACTAATCAAACAATTACTAATGCTTTTAACCAAGATATTGGTTCTTGGACAGTAGGTAATGTAGAATCTTTCCAAAGTATGTTCTTCTATAATCCTACCTTTAACCAAAATTTAAATTCTTGGGATGTAGCTAAAGTAACAAGAATGGATAATATGTTCGCCAACCCATCTGGTGGTGGTGCTTTTAATGGTAATATTGCTAGTTGGAATGTAGGTCTTGTAACAAAAATGGGTGGTATGTTTGAAAATACTCCTTTCAATCAAAATATTAGTGGTTGGACTCCAAGTAATGTTGATGACATGTATGGAATGTTTAAAAATGCTACTTCTTTCGACCAAAACATTGGAGGTTGGGATGTAAGCAGTGTTGCAACTATGAATTTGATGTTTGAAAATGTTACACTCTCAACTTCAAACTATGATGGTTTACTTACTGGGTGGGCAGCTCAAACATTAAATAGTAATGTTACATTTAGTGGAGGAAATTCACAATACTCTGCTGGTACAGCAGCAACTGCAAGAGGAACATTAACAGGAGCTCCTAATAACTGGACTATAACAGATGGAGGACAAGTTTAAATAGTATAAACAAATGTTATGAATAAGATTGAAGAGATATTTAAATCTTGGAACATCAGTTTTGATCCAAATAGTAAACAATCAGAACTTGCCTCTCAAAGGATAGAAATATGCAATGATTGTGAGTTTAAAAAAACCACTCTAAAAGTAAATACTTGTGGTGTATGTGGTTGTTTATTAAAAGGTAAAATATTTTCCCCAAATGTAGGTGCTTGCCCAAGAAAAAAATGGGATGAAATAGACCAAAGAATGTATAACATAAGAACTACACCAAAGTAATATTATTTAATATTTATTACAAAACATTTGGAGTAGCAACTCCTATTTATTATCTTTACATATAAACAAAAACTAAGTT